TCTGTGTTTTTAGACATCAATGTTTTCGGGGAAAGTATATCCGCAAAGCAAGGCGTACTAGCACGTATAGCAGATAAAATCAAAAGACTTGAATCAAAAGACCTCAAGGTAGATGAATCAAAGAAAGATACAATCAAAGACTTGATAGGTTATCTTGTTGCCCTACTTATAATTGAAGAGAAATGATAAATACCGACATTAACTACGGAAGCAATAACAATCAGCCCAGAAACACAGTATGGTGGGTATTGGGCGTAATAACAATTTTCTTAATACTTCGCGCATGGATGAGCTAGAGATTACATACTATCAGTTAATGGGTGTCAACTCATGGTATGGACACATAAAAGGCAATCACAGAATGGGTGCTTTTGGGTCGAGTAAAGAAGAGGTGAAGGCTAATATCATTGATGTGTATCAAGACTGTCTGACATGAGCATATTCTACTGCGAAGAGGTTGAATGTACATGGAAAGAGAAAAAGCCTAAAGGTTTTGGTAAAACACCTAAGTCAATGACTACTTGGTTTACTTGGAAGGCTGATGCTGTTACGGATGATATTTCACCCTATATATCTGACAAGGTGAATCATAGGCTAAACATCAATAAAAGCATTGAACTTTTTGAACTAAAGGCTATACCAAAAACAAAAATCATAGAGTTATGAGGAACAATAAGTTTGAAAAGAACTACCTATATCAAATGATGCAGACACCCAAACAGTTAATGCAGTACAAGATAATCAAAGACTTTAGCTTCTCTGATAAGAGACAGTTGGTGGAGTTGTTTGACGAGGCTATCTACGCATTAAACGAGGGCAAGGGCAAGATAGAGTTCAAGCATCTTAATTATAAGGTGCTAGAGCTTTTAAGGCAGTCTGGATACAAAGTGGAGTCAACTGGCAATGGTGATATGTACTATATTTTTCCTTAACTTTGAAAAAACAAAATATCATGCAAGTACAGTTACTTACAACAGAAGGCAGTAGAGAGGTTGATATGTACCTCGACAATACGTTTGTAAATACATACGATGTAAAAGATGTTGAGCATTTGAAGTCTCAGCTAGAGATGGAAAATAAAAATTTAGAGGTAGATATTGTATATAACGACTAATATATCTATCTTAGCACTTTAATTAAAACCAATACAAATGTCAAAAGACAACAGCCACTTCCCTAGAGGGATTTTCTTTAATGGTAGGTTAGACAGCCAACCTGATTTTGTTATCGGCCAGCTAAACATTGCCGATAGAGAAGAGTTTATTAAATGGGTTATGGAGCAGCCCACCACTTCAAAGGGCGGTGTACCTATCCAGATTACTGAGAACTTCAGAAAAGAGGATGGCAAGAAATTCACTTCTATGCGCCTTGACAAGTATGCCCTTGATTGGGACAGAAAGCAATCTGAAAAGAGAGGTGGGAACACTTCAGGTGGAGCAAATGCGCCACAAATGGATGATTCAGGTATTTTACCATTTTAATGGTTCATTCCATTATCGTTTCCTTACCTAAACCCACTAGCTTAAATGAGTATTATGCGGGTAAGCATTGGTCGTCTAGGTCTAAGTCAACGAAACAAATTAGGGGGATTGTTAAGGTTCTTTTATTAGAACAAGGGCAACCCCCTTTTTCAGTTGATACATATTCGATATCCTTACGGTCTAATGGTAGGACTGATATAGATAATAGGATAATGGCTATCAAATGGTTAAACGATTGCATGGAGAAAGACTTGAAGTGGGTGAGAAGTGATAACCCGAAGGTCTTTAAGAGATTTGAGATAGAGCAGGTAGACGAATTAGAGAAAGATGAGTTTCAAGCAAAAATAACTTTTTATGGACGGTAGCATCCGACAGGTAGAGGAAGATTCAAATATCATGCACGATATGATAAATGAATACTATGAAGGTCACGACTACGACAAAGATGGTTTGGTGACAAATGATGTTATGGCTTACATTGCCCTAACTAAGTTGAGAGACTATGTAACTGACTTAATAGGCGACGAAGATGAGTAACGAAGAGTTTGACGACCTGCTAGATGAGCTAGAAGATAAGTCTGAAGCGTATGACTGGGAGAAGCCCTCTGTATTTGAGGATAACACAAAGCTCAGAAGGTTTCACAAGGCACTAGAGCGCATAGCTAAGATGAGGGCTGCTGAGACATCTTGCCCTAGTTCATTTAAGAGTGAGCAAGAGTATAAGGCTCATAAGCAAGAACTGAACGAAAGGGAAATTGTTGAGCTATTAAAGGTGAGAGACTGTAACCCTGAAATGATAGATAGTTTAATTGAAAAAATTGACTAGATGGGAGAGCAAAGCCATAAAGGAAAGCTAATAGAATCTTACATAAGAGAACACCTTGAGGAATTAAATAGGGAAGATAAACCTTTAGGGGTTAAGACCCTATCAAGGAACTTCTTGAAAAATGTCTTAGGCGTAAATAAGCCAACAGAAAAAGAGGTTGATGCAATAAGAAGTATTGTCAGAGCGTACTTAGGCAGAAGAGGCTCTGCAACAGTTAAGCAAAGATTCCATATTCGAAATCGGAATACTTCTGAAACACAGCCAGTAGAGTTTGTAAACACACCATATCGACAAGCTAAGGTTTTAGTATTTGATATTGAGACATCCCCTTTAATGGTTTATACTTGGGGTATATGGAATCAAAATATACCAACTGACAATATACTAAAAGATTGGATGATACTCACATGGTCGGCTAAATGGCTGTTTGAGGATAAGATGTATTCAGCGAGGATAAAGCCCTCTGAGATTAAGAAAAATGACGATAAAAGGGTCGTTAAAGCCCTTTGGAGTTTGATAGATGAAGCTGATATAGTCATAGCTCACAACGGGAATAAGTTTGACATCAAAAGGATGAACACCCGTTTCTTAAAGCATGGATTGAATCTACCATCACCTTATCAGTCAATAGACACCTTGCTTCACGCTAGGAAGAAGTTTAATATAGTCTCTAATAGGCTAGACTATATTGCTAGTAATTTCTTGGGTATAGAGGGTAAGATGGAGACTGAGAAAGGTCTATGGAAGAAGGCTATTGAGGGCGATAGGGAAGCATTGCATACAATGGATGTGTATTGCCAACAAGACGTAAGGGTATTGGAAGATGTGTATTTGCATTTAAGACCTTATATACAGCCTCATCCTAACATTGGTCTATTGGAATCTTCTGACAAGCCTCAATGTCCTTGCTGCGGCTCTACTGATCTTAAACCGATAGGAGACTATAATACCTATGTGAACACTTATATGAGCTTTAGGTGTCCTAATGGAAGCATTAGCAGGTCAAGGGTAAATGCAACTCCCAAGTCAGTTAGGGATAATTTGAATGTGAGTACCCCGTGATAAACGATTTCACATATTGGGAAGATTCTTGGAATGGAGAAGGTGAAGAGGAAGAAAAAGGAAGAAGAAGAAGAGGTACTATTTTGCGAAGTGAAGCCCGTAGAGTGTAGTGCTAAATGCTTGAGGACAAAGCAATGTTCTGAGCGACAAAAATAAAACATAATATATAATGAAAGCATTGACACAAGATCAAATAAATGCAGTAGTTGATTGGATGAATAATTGGGAACAATTGAAAGATACAGCTATTCCACTACGATTCAAAGAAGATTGGACTAAGCAATTAAATTTATCTACACTTGAATATAGTAAGGATGAGAAACCACCTTTAGGATTGAAACCTAAATGGATTCATGACCAACAAAGACAGGGTGAAATAATGGCTGCAATAGCGCGATACTTAGAACTAGGTAAAACACCACCAAGGGAATGGGCGATAGAGTTTGCATCTTATTGTGGCTAACGGCTATGGCTATGTGCAGTAGCGGATTTTAACGCTATAACTTTCAATTTTAAAAAAATGATAGATATAAGATTAAGTGATAATTTAGAATTAATGGCAGAAATGCAGGATAATACAGTAGATTTGATTTACTGCGATATACTGTATGGAACGGGTAGAAACTTTGGAGAATACCAAGACCTGAAGCCAGAACGTAATTTGATTGAAAGCCACTACCTACCCCGACTTATTGAAATGAAACGAGTTCTAAAACAAAACGGCACACTGTATTTCCATACAGGTGTGAATACTTCACATTGGATAAGGTGTTTGCTTGATGATGTTTTTGGATATGCTAATTTTAGGAACGAAATAATATGGAACTACAACTCTGCTCCAAGAAAGAAAAATTGTTTTGGCAATAGGCACGATGTTATTTATAGGTATAGCGTAACCGATGACTTCATATTTAATCCAATTCGTGAGCCATATTCACTTACAGCACCAAGAGGATATGAAAAGGAAAAATACTATCATAGCGAAGGTAAAGTCATTGGTGATGTTTGGAGTATAAGCATTTTGGGGCAAAATGATAAGACAGAAAGAAATGGCTATCCTACCCAAAAACCAAAAGAGTTAATTAGACGTTTTATTTTGGCTTCAAGTAACGAAAATGATGTAGTAGCCGATTATTATTTAGGTAGTGGTACGACTGCCGAAGTTTGTAAAGAGTTGAATAGAGACTTTATTGGTTGCGATATAAACCCTAAAGCAATTGAAATAACTAAAAGCCGATTGAGTGGTTTAATTTAGCCTTGCACATAACGTAAAAGTATAACAAATCGTAAAAAGCTATATATGGTGGGTAACACTTAGGCTAACTTTGAAAATAAAAAATCGTGACGATTTGCCACAACTAAACTTTGAAAAAATGAAGAAATTAAGCTATGTTTTTCATTTAGTGTTAGGCACAGTTAAAAAAGGCTTGACACATAATAGATGCGATAGTTGTGGATTTACAAAAGATGAAGTTTATGTAACTGAACACTTTACAGAAGCAGGTTTTATAGAATGTATGAAATGCTACAATAACAGAACTAACTCTTAATTGTGCCTAACAACGATATATGTGCAACTAAAACCTCACTTCTTCTCTTATTTTATTGGTTGTAGCTTTATTTACCGCTACCTTGTGATACCACTTATCTACATTTGCCTCTTCCTCGTAGTATATAACACCATCTTTAGTCATAGGCTTAATCAGCTTATCGTCTTTTAAGTTGTTCTTTACTAGATTACCATTCTTATTGCGATAGAAAGGTGTGCTGTCCACTTTGCTTTCCACTTCACCCGTCATTCTGCTATACCTATCTAGGTACTCAAGAAACTTCTCACACAAGTCAACAGCCTTCTTTGTGTATCTGTATCTTTCCCTTATTCTTCTTTTTTCAGTATGCTTATGTACACTCTCTCCTTTACCAGATACTTTAGACACCTTTATCTCACTTTCTCCAAATGCTTTTACTATGTATCCATTTGATGAAAGGAAGAATAGTATCTTTTTTGCGTAAACAGCAGACACAGGAGTTTTCTTCTGTATGGTATTACCACTAAAAAACTCAAAGTCGTACATAGATATTAGAACCTCTACTGCGCTAGGCTGTATGTTGTCTTTACGCTCACTTATCACAGCGTTTATTGCCTTTGCCCAACCTGATATATGTTCTACTTTTCTATCCTCCTTTATTTTTAATTTGGAGTCTAGTGTTTTGTATTTGTTTTGAACTCTTGCCATAACCCAAAGTTACAAATTTCGTACTTTTGCAAAAGTAAAGCATCAAACATGGCTACAACGGGAACGAACAATTTAGCAGATAACGCTTCTTTTCATCAAAATACAGCAGGGTACTGTCGTCACTTGAATTTAGATAGCAACAATCCTTTTTATACGGATGCTGTTGATGGGTTAAGCATTGAGAGTATTGCTGATTCTGGTAATGGGGTTATGGCTGTTGAGTTTGATTCTGGTGATGACCTTAGCAAGGTGATGAAGTTTTCTCAATTAGTTCTTAGAAATACAACTGATAATGCCAACAATGGTACGTTTGAAGTTATTTCTGTGAACAATGCGACAAAGATAATCTCAGTAAAGAATGACAGGGCATCTATCACGGCACAGGCAGCAGCGGGTGGTGTAGGTAATGTCATTCCATTGCAGGGTGTAAACTACATTAAGGCTTTAGAGGATAGTACGGCTTTCTCTTCATTAGTAGAGCATACTGATTATATTGGTGGTGATGAAGATGCTTTAGAGGGTCTTACATTGGATAAGAATGATTTTGAATTTGGGTATTTCACCGAGATTGTACTTAGCGGTGGGACGTTAAGAGTCGCGCTTCTATAAATTATTTTAGGTAATTGTTTTATGCCACAATGTAAATTCATACATTTGTGGTATGTACGATGATACTCCCTTTAACGAAGACCCAAGGATACAATCTTTCTTGGATTCAGCAGAGGCTATTTGCGAAGAGGCAGATGGCGATATAGGCTTTTACGGAATTGTTTTCAAGCGTTTTTTTAATGGTGATGGGTATAGTATAGAATACTGTATCGTTGATTCCACCGCATCTCAGAACGAGAAGATGACGTGCATAGAGCATATCATCAAAGAAGATTCAGAGCTATTGCCCATTAAAGACAAACATCATTTCTTTGTAAGCTAACGAATGGTGGTATGGTTTGATTTTTAACGAATTTAAAAACGAAATATTATGAGCAAAGTTGATATAATTAGAAAACATATTGGTTCAGACAATTTTTATGATTTGAACGGAACTGAAATGCTAAGTAAAATATTAGCAGCAATGGAGGAATACTCACAGGAGCAAGTTAAAAATTTAACTATACCACGTGTTAGCGGTAGTTCATTTGATTGGGATAAATTTGCAAAAGCATTAGATGATAAATTTGGTGAAAGTTTAATAAGTGTTGACGATGCGGATGAAAATAACCCGTATGATTATTGGTTGCAAGATGTTACGGTAGCAGATATTGTTGAGTTCTGTAAGAATTACCGCTAACAGCGGATAAGCATACCTTTTGTTTTTAGTAACTTTGTGGTAATCAAATAAACTACAATGTTGACTAAAGTATCGCGTGTTCTACGCAGCTTAACCGTTGGAGCTATAAAGGACGGTTTCAGATGGGTTGTTGGAAACACAAGCACCCTCAAGGACGAAGAAGGAGAATACTTCAAGGTTATTATATCAAGCATTATAAGGCATGACGAGCAAGGTATACCCTATTGGGTTATATACGTCAAGAAGATAGATGACCTAGATGCAGGTGAGTTTATATGGAAGGTTCATCGCAAGGGAGATCAGAGTGTAACTGAAGAATTTGAACTAGATATATGAGATCGGCAGGAAGTTTAATAGTAGAGATAAAGAAAGACTTTAAGGATGAGATTCAATTACAAAATGGTAAAATACTCTACCTTGACCCCTCTTACTATAAGTTTGAAAACAGAGTCATGGAAGGTAAGCTCACTTCCGTACCACCTAAACTTTCAGACATCTTTAGAGAAGGAGATAGAGTATTCTTTCACCACTCATTAGTCATAGGCACGAACAGTCAAAGACCCGTAGTTGATTGGGATAAAAGGCTATTTAGGTTGGACTATACGAAAGATTTGTCTTTCAACTGCCTAGTATATTTAATTGAGAGGGATGGTGAGTTCATTACTGTCAATGACTTTATCTTCATAGAGCCTATCAAAGAGGAGAAGTTGGAAAAGATAGGCAGTATATACATTCCTCAAACTAAAGAGGATGAAATACCCAAAAAGGGTCGTATAGTATACTCTAACGACTTCGCCCATGAGGAGCTTGGTGTTAATGTGGGCGATGAGGTGTATATTACAGAGAAGGGTAGATACCCAATGACTATTGATGGACAAGAGTTGTGGCGTATGCGTTCTACTAGGAATATACTTGCGATAGATGGGTAGACCGAGGAAAGATGTTTTTATTCCAGAGAATGCTACTAAAGACGCATTAAGAGCTTCTAGGAGTATGTATGATGCTTTCCTTGCCAATATATCAAAAGGTATAGACGAGGATGCTACGGGTTCTGATAGGCTCAATGAACTGAAGGCTATATCTTATGCTGTGAATGAACTTCCCAACCTTATAAAAGGTATCAACACTCTTCAGAAGATGATTGAGCAAAAGGATTACGATAAGGAGAGAGAGATTGTTGAAGGGGAGAGCGAAAAATTTATGTAATGTCTTTCTACGACAAGGATAATCAAATCATAAACATATCACCGTATGAGGGTGATGTCAATGGAGAGATTATAAATCTTCAAGGGCTGAGGGTGCAGTTACCTCAGAAGCCCTCTGACAAGTACATACTCAATAGCGACAAGGCTATTTTAGAACAGAAGTGGGCAAGAATACCTATACCTGAAGAGATTGATGTTATTGATTCATGGGAAGAGTTTAAGCAGTACCCGCAGGATGTTCAGGATAGGCTTAACGAGTATATTGAAGAAGAGTGGCGTAGGCGTAAAGATGGGCTTTGGGTATACATAAAGGGCAGGGCGTATTATCTAACGGGGGATTATTATATGTTCCTTCAATGGGGTAAGCAAGCAGACTTTGACCTTAATGATGGATACCCTTTGTTTTATGAAAACCAATGGGAGTTAGAGGTTCATGCTGAGGCGTGTTTTCTAATACCTTGGTGCTGTGGGCAGATAGTAGGAAAGAACAGGCGTTACGGTTGGACTTCTTTGGTTCGCAATAAAACCCTATGTAAGACATCTGGTGGCTTGGGTAAGGGTAAGACTTCAGGTATGACCTCTAAGAATGAGGATGATGCCAAAGAGGTTCTTTATGAGAAGTTGCTATACACCTATCAGAACTGGCCTTTCTTTTTCAGAATATCATACCATGAGTCAGGTAGTGGGATAATCTTCGACAGGAAGAAGCAGCAAATAACTCTTAGCAGGAACAATAAGAAGAAGTCAAATGCTCATGGTGGAAGGATAAGGTACGGTGCAACGAAGAACAATACTTTTGATGGTTGGGCTTTATTTATTCTATTGGCTGATGAGATTGCTAAGTTCACTCGTCCTGTTACGTTAAAGAAGTTTTGGGACAAGCATAAGCCGACACTATACGATAGGATAAGGGTTAGGGGTTTTGCTTTTTTAGGCACTACTGCTGAAGAGGTTAAAGACCATGAGAAGGAAGGTGCTGAGGATTACAAGAAGCTATACTCTCAATCTGACATATCTAAGAGTGTTGGAGGAGAGACAAAGAGTGGTCTTATAAAATACTTTTGCTCTGCCCGCAACTCTCTCGTTATAGATGAGTATGGGTTGTCAGTTGTGAATGACCCTAAGAAAGATGAGGAGGTTTACGACCATGATGGGAACAGGATACTAGAGGGTTCTAAGACAATTATAGCTAGAGAGATTAAAAAGCGTGGTAATGATACCCATGCGATAAATGAGTATAGGAGATTATTTCCTTCAACTGAAACGGATATGTTCAGGACGATGGGTAGTAACTCTTTGAATACAGAGAAAATATATACTCAGATACAATATAATGAGGAGCAATCGCTATTGGGTGCTACTCCGTTTAGGCAAGGTCTTTTTGAATGGACAGGTGAGAGGTATAGAAGCAACGTAACATTTGTGGATAATTCTAGGGGGCAATGGAGGATAGCTTTGTTCTTAGATGAGGAAGACCAGAACAAAAAGATTACTGTAAATGGTTTAGATGCTCCTGCTAATGGTTGGCTAGGGGGCGGTGGTGTTGACCCTTATAAGGCAGACCAAACATCTGATGGCAGGGGTTCGTCTGGCTCATGTCATATCGTGACTAGGTACAATATGAAGTACCCTTCAAACGTATGTATCGCTAGGTATAATGGTAGACCTGAGACATTGTATTTATGCTCTGAGCAACTGCTTATGGCTCATATATATTTTGGTGTTCCCTGCTTAATAGAGAGGGAGGTAGACACTATGATACGTCATTGGGAAGACTTGGGGTACAAGAACTATCTTATAAAAAGCCCACCACACTTAACGCCAAAAGGTTCTAGGAATATAGGTAAGTCGGGAATAAATACTTCGGGTGCTAATGTCAGGGAGGCATTGCTTTTAGCCTTGCAGACCTATGTAAATGAAAGTATAGGTATGTTGAGTAGTGGTAAGATGGGTAGCTTTTACTTCAATGAGACATTGTATGACCTTGCTAACTTCGATATAAATAACGCAACGATACATGATGACTCAATGAGTTTAGGTATTGCTTTGCTAGGTCTTCAGACGTATAAAGAGTTAAAACCTGTAAAGACACAGATAACCAATTTGGTTAGGCGTTTTGATAATAGTGGCACTAGCAGTCGGTTCGTTAAGCCTTCTTAGTATTTTCTTAACTTTGCATCACTACTTTGCTCGAAACGGGCTTATATGAATGATGCGAAAAAAATAGGTTCTTTTCCCTCTCCACTTTTACCTAAAGAGGAGAAAAAGAAAGATAGCTACGGACTTCAGGTTGGTCGTGCTATTGAAGGAAGTTGGTTTGACAATCAATCATATAACTTCTCAAAGCAGCAAAAGGACATTCAAGAGAGGCGTTCATACGCTTACGGAAAGCAAAACATTGATAGGTATAAGGCAAGGATAAATCCTAGTGGTGATAACTCTTATTACAACTTAGACTTCTCTCCTGTTGCCATTGCTCCTAAGTTCGTTAGTTCTATTGTTAGCGCAATATACGATAATAAGTTTGAGATAGAGGTAAAGGCTATTGACCCTTTGGCGTTATCTCAAAAGGAGGCTTACAAGAATGACCTTATTGGTAAGATTATCAACAAGCCTTACCTCGATGAGCTTAAAGAGCAGTTTGGGATGGATATGCTTCAGGGTCAGGAGTTGCCTGAAACTGTTGAGGAGGTAGACCTTCACATGAATCTTAATTTCAAGCAGTCTGTGGAGATTGCTGCTGAGATTGCTATACGTTATGCGTTTAAGATAAACGATTATGACGAAGAGATTAAGAGGAAGATAATTGAGGATATTGTTGTTATTGGCAAGGGTGTATCTCTTGACATAACTGACCCTATTGATGGCATTAAGCTAGAGTACATTGACCCTGAGTATTGGGTTCATTCTGCTACGCGAAGGCAAGACTTTAAGGATTGCTTTTACATGGGTCATATTGAGTATATGACTATTGCTAAGTTGCGTAGGCAAGCTGCATCTAGGGGTGCTGAGTGGTCAAATAACGAGAAAGACTTAGAGAAAATAGCTAAGATGTACGTTGGGGAGCTTGGCAATCCAACTACATTTGATTACACCTACAATAACAATGTGGGTTATTATCCTTATGATGATTACTTGATACCTGTCTTACGCTTTGAGTATAAGGTGTCGGATATGGATAAGTATGAGGAGAAGGATACTAAGTACGGAACAACGACATTTAAGAAAAAGCCTTCAGGGTATAAGCCACCAAAGAAGTCAAAGTACAATAGAAAGCAGTACGAAGATAAATACGAAGATATTTATGCGGGGTACTATGTGCTAAAGACTGATAAGATATATGGTTGGGGAAGGTTAGACAATCAGGTTCGTCCTGACGATGCTTTAAGAAAGTGTGAGTTTAGCTATACTGCTTATGCTCCTGAGTTATATAAGAATGACACATCATCTATCATAGGTAAGATAATGCCTTACCTCGATGCCATACAGCTATCGTGGTTAAAGATGCAGGTTGTCATGCAAAACTCAGCACCAGATGGGTATGCTATCGACCTTAGTGCTTTAGATGCTGTTGACTTGGGTAATGGTGCGTTAGACCCCATGACCATTGAGGATATACGTCAGGCTACGGGTAGATTGTTTTATCGTTCAATGAACGAAGACCAATCGAGGAATAGTGTGCCTGTCATGCCTATGCGTAATCAGTTAGATGTAAGTCCTTTCATAAATCAGATTGAGTTTAACTTGAGGATGATTCGTGAAATTTCAGGTGTAGTGCCTGAGATGGATGGTCAAACAAAGAGAGATCAGCTTGTAGGGGTGACTGAAATATCTATTCAGTCAGCGAAGAACTCTATAAGCTACATAGATAATAGCATTAGGAGTATCACTCGCAGGGTTGCTGAGAAGAGCATCATGCGTATTCAAGACCTACCTAAAGGAAGTGCATTATACAAAGAGTATATGGAGGCTGTTGGTCAAGCTAACATGGCTGTTGTTGATGCTATGGGCGACCTATCTATTCATAAGTTCGGAATAGACATTTCTGTTGGTAGGAATGATGTGGAGAGATTATCTTTTGAGAGGGATGTTACCGCAATGGTTAATGCAGGAATGATAACACCTGATGAGAGGTACTTTATCCTTCGTATTACCAACACCAATTACGCTGCTGCATATCTTAAAATGACCAGAGAGAAGCGTGAGGCTCGTAAGTTGGAAGAGGATAAGGCTCGTATTCGTGAGCAGTCTATGGCTAATGCTCAAGCGGCTCAAGCTGCTGAACAGGCTAAGGCAATGGCAGCACAAGCAATAGCTCAGTATGAGTTGCAGAAAGAGATTCAGCTTCTTAATCAGGTGAAGATGCCTGAGATGAACTTACAGTTTCAGTATGATGCACAGCTTCAGCAGATAAAGAATACAGGTTCTTACAATCAGGCTCAGGTATCAGCTATGGCTAAGGCTGCTGTGGAGGCTGAGAAGGAAGATAGGAAAGACCATAGAAGTGAGAAGGAAGCTACTCAACAAGGGGAGATAGCGTACAGGAAGGAGAAGAAGCTACCGCCAAAAGACTTTACTGAGGAAGAGATGTTTAAGTTCGATGATGGTGGAGTATAATAAACCTGACAATAGACCTAAACTTGTTAATACTTACAATGTGAAAAGAAGTACAGCTTATTATAAGAATAATCCAAAAGCCAAGGCTAAGAAAGATGCTTATAATAAGAAGTATCACGATACAGATGAGCGAAGGGCTTATAGAGCTGAACTTTCAAGGGAAAGGAGGAAGAGAGGATTGATGGGTACTACTAAGGGAAAGGGTAAAGACATAAGTCATAAGAAAGGCGGGGGTGTTACTGTTGAATCTTCTAGTGTCAATAGAGCTAGAAACAGAGGTAAGAAGTAATGATAAGAGCTAGATATAGAGCAACGAATACTACTGTTCAAGCGTATAGTGCGGGTGATAGCTTCACAGGCGTTTTAGATGTATTGCCTGCTGCTCAGTTTGGTGTTTCTTACCGAAGGCTTACAGGGAATTATTCGGGCAATTGTAGTCAGGTAATAAGGTCAAGCG